CGCCGCTGATACAACTGTCGTACCTTTGACCCGTAACAGCTTCAGATAACTCTAATGTATAATGTACAACACTCTTTCCGTTTTGTACCGCCTTCGCTCCTAAATGTGCTAAAACCATTGACTTTCCGGCGCCTGTGGGAGCAATGATCACTCCAAGTTCGCCCTTGCCAAGACCAGACTTTGTGATTGCATCGATGATCTTCCACCCGGTTGAAACAGGATTTCTTGCGTGTGGTGTATATCTTATCTCAAAGTCTTTCTTAAAATCATGACCATGATCATTATCAACGCCTAGCTTAAGTGCATTATCAATAACATCTTTTATCTCGTCATAAGAGGAGGACTGTAGAAGTTCCACAGATTTTAAAATAGCTTGTTTCAAATTTTGCTTCTTGCAAAAATCCAAGCTTATCTCTTTAATATATTTTATATCTTCAACTGGGCGAGCTAGAGTCCTTGCAAAGTAATCTCTGACCTGTTTTTGTACAGCCTCATTTTCGTTGTCCAGTTCTGTTCGCAAGACAGACGCAATAATCTTGCCTGTTGGGTGCACACCGTATTTATTGCGATATTCAAATATCTTGCTCACAAAAATACGAAGATATTTTAGTTCGAAGAAATTAACATCAAGCACTTCTTCGATTTGATCAGCAAACGGACGATCGTTTACAATTAATTGAGCTAGCATTTCTTGAAAGCTCTTGCCATATTTGGCAAAATTCGCCTGTTCTTCTTTCATCTCATCCCTTTTAAATGTATAGAGTTAATATAGGATCAGAGAGGTTTATTGTCAATCACTATTTTGTTAAAGTGCACAAATAGCTCATTGAAGTTTATCTCGCCAAAACCATCCTGAGTCATCATTTTGATGACCTCTGTTTTGTTAAAGCCTAGCTCTGCGTCCTGTATTGTCTCATGAATTGTTTTTTTCGAATTAATATCTAAAATTGGAACGTAGAGTTGCATCATCTTATAGTTTCTTTTAAGAATGTCAGAATTGTTGACCACATTTTCATATGCTTTTAATTTTCTATTTTTTAGTTGTTCTTCAGAGTACTCTAGTACTTCTGTCAACGTAACAGGATCTGATCCAGATAAAAACGGAAATCTTTTATATGCTGTAGCCAAACCAATATTACCTACACCTTCAAGATTATCGCTCTTATCGCCGGCCATGGCTCGGGCAAGGGCAAAATTGTTAGGATGTATGTTGTGCTTTTCTATCAAGTTCTTTTTATTTAAAACCTGCTTTTGTACTGGCCGGTATAAAACTGTCTTGTCATCCAGTAATTGAAAGAAGTCTTTATCACTTGAAACAATAACCTTTTGCCAGCTTTCATAATGCTTGTGTCTTGCCAAATAAGCTATCACATCATCTGCCTCGACACCGCTGAACATAAATTGCATCAATGGCATTTCATTAAAATACTCTGTTAGCCTCTGGAGTTGCCACGATTTGTTTGTTAGTTCTTCAGATTCTGTTAGCACTCTTGCGCCGCGATTCAGGCGAGGTGGCTTGCGCCCAGCTTTGTAGTTTTTATTTAAGATTTTGCGGCGGGTTGAGCCTCCTTGTCCATCCCAACAGATAATAACTTGGTCTGGCTTTGACTCTCTGATAATCTTTTGTAAAGATTTAATTACTCCCTTTAATCCGCCAATTGGTTGTCCATTTGTTGATAACGATGGATCGACAATATACGATCTAAAGAATAAGTTTAGCTGATCGATTAATAATAATCTCTTAGTTTTCAATGTTTTCCTCTATATATCAATTTTTACTAAATCTTTTTGCTGCCTTCTTCTGGCTAGCTTTTGTTTTAGGTTTTCAACTTTTTTAATTTCAAATGTAAATACGCTTGGCAGATTTCTCACGTAAGAAACAAGGTTTCTCATGTATGCATCTGCAGAGGTTACATTTGGAATAAATTTAATTTTCAAATAAGACGCATCTCTATCATCTGAAACTCTATTCGACGATCCAACTAAATTTACAATTGTCACGCCGGCGATTGCTCGGATAGATGTCAAAACATCTGTAAGGTTTACTTTTGCTGATGTGTGGATCATGCATTCGGCTTCTTGAACTTTATCCGATATTGCTTCCACAATCAATTTCTTAATTCTTTTGGACATAACTCTCTCCTAGATAGTATTAATTAATTAGTTTAAAAAAGCCCCCTTTGCTTAAATTAAACATCGGGGGCTTAACACGGGAGGGACTTATGTAGAAGAAGATTGTTCTGTCTTTCTTTCGTATTTCAAAACAATCTCTTCATGCATTAACTCTAACACTCTTTCACGGAACTGTTCACTACTTTTTAATTTTTCAAGCCAATTTTTTGATTGAAATTTTTGTGATGTCCCATCTTCAAAGTGTAGTGTGTACCACGCACCTGATTGAGTTAGGTTTTCTGAGCCTATTAAAGCTTCGAGCCAACTCTCTTCATTACGAATACCAACTTCACCAGCAAACATAATTTTAAAATGACACCTTCGTCCTGATGTTCCAAAGCGTGATTTTTCTAGTTTAACTTGTACTTGGTATCCTACGCGGTCGTCTCCATTCATAATAAACGAAGACTTAGCTTTTCGGCCGGTTAACCAAATGCGCAGTGAATATGCATAGTGCATAGCTTTTCCACCTGGAGTGACATACGGTGTTGTCATAATCTCCATTCTCTGCGCAGGATTTGAAGCGATATTTGTTTTAAGCTGGTTTAATACCAAAAATGTTGACTGTGTGTTGGCGATAGGGACAGTAAGTTTTGACATCCCTTTCGCCAAGATTCGAGCCTTCACAGCCATCGATGACTGAGGGTTGAAATCACCTTCTACATCTGTTATGGCCGGCGTAAGAGCCAGAGAGTCCCAGATAAATAACATTTGACTATCGTTAGAGCCTAATAGTTCTTCGATCGTCTCTAAAACAAATTCAACACTTGATGCTTGCACATAAAGAAATCTTTCCAAGTCGATGCCTAACCTAGACAATAAACTTGGATCGATAGCAGACTCTGAATCGAAGTAAACAACGTCAATACCCATTTTTTGAGCATTGGCAGCAATCTCTGCAGCCATCCACGATTTACCCGCTCCTTCTAGACCAGCAATCTCAGTAATTTTACCTACTGGAATGCCGGCCTTTTTTCCTCTGCAAACAATGTTGTCCAACCAAGTTGATCCAGTGGAGATCCACTCTTTTACCTCAGTTGGGTTCTCTTCTCTTAGATCGTGGGCGACTTCTAATCCTGCCTTACGATTAATAAGGTTTCGCATATCGTCCAGACTAAGTTTTCCTAATTTTTTAGCTTTCCTTGCCATGTTCCCTCCATGTGTTTTTGGCTCTATTCATCGTACTCAATAATTTCAATCTCAAAAGTCAATTCTTCACCAGCCAAAGGATGGTTATGATCCAAAACGACCGAATCATTTGATTCAGAGAGAATTTTTGCGACCAAAGGTTGTCCACCCGGTCCTTGTCCTTGAACTGTTGATCCAACTTGGAAATCAAACCCAAGTGGAAACATAGCTTTAGGCGTCTCCTGAATGGCGTCCGGATTTACTTCTCCGTAAGCCTCTGTAGGGTCCAAAGTGAAGGTTTTCACCTCTCCAAGTCCCAGTCCCATTACGGCACTATCAAACCCTTTAATAACCTGACCAGAACCAACCTTAAATTCTAGAGGTGTGCCTCTATTTTTCGAATTATCAAACTCTGTTCCGTCAGTTAATGTGCCTTTATAATGGACCTTCACATTGTGTCCCTCTTTAATCAAACTCATGTTTTTTCCTTATATTTGTGAGTTGAGGCGCCTGTAACCCGTGCCTCCCTGCGGTTTTATAAATTGGTAATAATAATCTCTGAAGATTCCTTAGCTGTCATGCAATAAGTCCAAGATGCATCATGAATATCATAATCTCTATAAAGATGTCGAATTTCATCGCAATTATTATAAGATAAAATCCAATTCTTTTTCTCTTTTAACTCAGAATATAAAGATAAATGAGGAAAGAATTTATGCATATCGCCAAGATTTCCATATAGCTTGCTGCGAGCTTCTCCAAGAAAGTATGGAGGATCAAGATATAACAAGCAATCATGATTCTTTATCGACTTTTTAAAGTCTGCGTGTTGTACAGTGAGATTCGGAGCTTTGAAATTCCTTATATATTCTAATCGACTATCTGTAAAGCGTGCGTAGGACGCTCTTTCAGAAAATCCGCCTGATAGAGTCGCTCCAGAGAAGCTACTTCGATTGAGCGCATAGAATTTGGCTGCTAGTTCAAAACTAAAACCTTCGCCTTTTCTAAGAGCACGAACTAAATCTCTCTTTAATTTGTGAAATGTTCTTTCGGGTAATCCGCGTTCTTTGAGCTTTTTGCCTTGATGCTCATAAACCTTTTTCTTTCTGAATGAATCCGCTAGATCTGCGAGTTTTTCAGGATCTTTTAAGATAGCTTGCCAAAACCAAACTACAGGTTTAAACCCTTCGTATCCATGAACCTTGACGCCCTTCTCGGCCAGTGCTAGTTCAACAGATCCGCCCCCAAGAAAGGGGGAGCATAGCTCCCCACAGTCTTCAGGGACAAACTCCAATATCGTTTTAACGGCGCGTGATTTACCGCCTGGATATCTTAGTGGAGTCTTCATTAATATTCCTCGATCTTTACTAGACGATTACCTTCTATGTCATGATCTTTTTCAATCTGAGGGAGGGCGCCTAGAATCTTATAGTGCTTGTTTTCTGGCGTATCAATATTAATGCCTGTGATACCACTATTGACAAGCTGATAGGACTGCTTATAGAACGTATCAAGCTCGGTAATTCTATCTTTTAAGTTCTTCCTCAACTCTTTTGGACTATAATCAGAAGCGTAAAAAATAATATTGACAGGATCTTTTTTATTTGCGACTGCCGGCAATATCTGATTGCACCAAAGCCTCACAGAGCGAGTGTTGTCTTTCGTATTCATTAACACATACTCGTTCTTCTTCAGATCCAATTTAGATTCGATCCAGTCTTTCCATGCCTTGTCTGATTGTACCCTGACAAGAGACTTATCCTCTGCTGCTTTTGCAAGGATTTTTTTGACCAGCTGAGTTACGGCGCCGCCACGAGAGTTGTCATATATATCATCGATCCCAACATCCTCTCTTAGCCAGACCTGGACGGACTTTTCATCAGCTTTTAGCTCTCCGGCAGCTATGAGTCCTACGCCGGCGCCAATATAATCTTTAAATGTAGAGGCGTATTGGGGTAAGTGTTTATTCTCGATTAATCCGTTTGTAATAGTGTTTCTTTTTGACATGTCAGCTCTACGATATACGGCGACGGGTACCCATCTTTCCCCGTTCTTCTTTGCTGCACGGAGCCTTCCACGTCCTCCTAGCCAATTTCCTTCAACATCCATACTAGGTGACCAGAATGAGGTCATCCATCCATGGCGGCCAAAAGAAACCCTGAAAGACTCAATCCTTTCGTCTTCATCAGTACCCTCTCCTCGAATACCCATGTTCCAGAATTGAGAATCTTCGGTATCAATGTCATTGAGATCAACAAAGACATGATGTGAATATTCTGCTTGTTTAAAAGCTATGGGCTTTAATTTATCATAATCTTTTAAATTGATATAGCCTTGCCCGTTAAACCCAGGCTTAATATCGCTATTATTTTGTACTTTTTGTAAAACCATTTTTTTCTCCTTTTGCCATTCGGCATGTTATAGCATCTCAAGCGCCGGTGGCAATCGAGATGAGGTTTATAAAAAATAGACTCTTTTTGTTAACATGAAGAGTCTAAAAACATGCTTGCTCTTATTAGAGTCCAAACTCAGAAAAAGCTTGATCAACAGACGTTGGAGTATCAGATTTATTCTGGTACTTCTTAGTCTCTGTCGACACTTCTTCCGCGTCTTCTTCTCCAAGCAAAAATTGGTCTAGCATTTCTTGTACCTGGTTAGGTGATTTCTTCTCAAAAAGAGTAGTAACATCAGGTACCTGCTCTAGATAATCTTTTGTTTGCTTCTTTGTCTTTGTAAGCGGTGAAGACTTGCGACGTGGTGTGATTGTGGTTTGAGGAAATTGTGCCCCTGGAGGCTTTCCATAAGTAATTACCAAATCAGTACCGTCGTCAACATCTGTGATGTCTCCATAATCCGGATTTAAAACAAGATTCAAAAGTTCTTGGTAAGCCATTTTACCAAATCCCCAGACTCTTACACCTTTTTCTTCTTCTCCTCGAACAAGAACCGGTGCAAAAAACCTTTGACGAGCCATTAAACTCTTAGCCATTTTAATACTGTCCTCGGATCCTTCTTTGAAAAGGGAGCGGACAAAATTATCCAAAGGATCTTCCTCACCAAAGTTTTTCTTGGGACTCAGAAAGCCAGGATTGTTACCTACGTTGTAGTGAAACCAGTAATCTTTAAACGGATCACCGTCTTCGCTTGGAACAATTCGAATTGTACTCTCACCGTCTTGTGGACGCCAAAACATTTCCTTGTTGCTCCCACCGCTGCCGCGGCTTTGTAAGGCTTCTCGCCTTGCTTTCATTTTATCCATATTGATAGCCATAAAATTTCTCCTTGTATAGTATACTTGGCAAATATTCCAAGTATCTGTTTAGTTATCATTGTATAATATAATCACGATTCTTCGTCAGACAAGAAAAAAAGTTCATTTTGTATTAAAGAAGTATGCGCTAAAACATAAACGTAATTCTGCTGATATTCTGTAGAATATATACCAAAAGATGTTTGTATTTTACCGCCCTCCATACGAGAACGAACTTGTCCTGTAATGTTCTTCAGAAGCTCTCCGTCGCTTTTCAACTTGTCTTCGTGAATCATATAGAAGTATACCTTTTCCCGAGGCATTTTTAAATCAAAAAATAAAGTTTCTTGGCCAGTTTCTAGCTCAACAATTCCTAAAGTTGATATCCTCGCAGCTTCAACAGGATCATCGAAAGTCTCTAAAACTGGTTCTGAATTAGTGCAAACGTTAATCATATGAATTACTGAAACTACCAACTCATTTAATTTATCGTAATATCCTATCACGGGAGTGTCTTGAATAATTTGCTCTAAATTGGAATTATTAACAAGAAAGATTCTTTTCAACAGCCCAGATCTCGCAAATTGTTGTAATATGTGAAAACCAGCGCGTTCTTGCTTTCTTTTCATTTCAGAAAGAAGAGATACGTCAGGTCTTATATATAAGACATATATTTCTTTAGAGTTAAGTTGTTCCA